CACCGACATGCTACGCACTGCGATGGGTAAGCAGTTCACTGGTGCAATTAAGATTGAGCCAGGCTCTGGGCAGTATGGCCCAAGCAACAAGATTGCTGGGTTCAAAGCAGGCGCTGGTGCTGCACAGCCACGCGCTCAGACTGAACAGCCACAACAGGCACCGGCACAACCAGCCGCTGGTCTAGAGACAGCAAGCTGGTCGTAAGAAATTTGCAACTTCTGGTTATGTAGTATTGATTTAGCTAAAAGTTGCACATCAGTAGTAAGGCCAAGGGAGAATCCTACTTCCTAGTAGCACGTTCCCGTCCGTGTGGCCGAAGGCGGGACCAATTACGGGAGTATTATGCAAACAAATAAACAAAAGAAACGCCTTAAACGAAACACCAAAGCGTTTCGCAAAGCATTACCTGAAAACGAAAGCGGGTCCAGAGACACTTTCTATGACAAGACATTGCGTAGTCACTGGAAAGAAATAAACATACACGCACATAGTGGCGGTACAAGAGTAGGTCACAAGTAAATGAAACTAACAACCGAACAGATGGTAGCCCTATACGACCTAGAAACTAGTGAGATGATATCTTTGATAGCAACTTTATCTATGACGCTGTCGGCTAGGGTTAACTCAATTACAGCAGAAGAACTTTTGATGGATTCATCAATGGAAGATGACCTCCACTAGGCAGGGCTGTTTAGACCAGGGGCTTTCCAATGTCCTATTAGCGTGTTCCCGTCCGCGTTGGTCGATAGGCGGGGCCAATATAATTCTTTTGCGTAAAAGCATCACGCTAAAGAAAAGTATGTATAGCCTCCACTAGGCGGGGCTGTTTTTAAAAACAAAGCAACAAGAGATAGATATGAAAGCACCAAGCAAAAAAGAAGTGACAGAGCAGTTGAAAGAAGAGATCAGGCTCCGCAGCTTGGATCAAGAGCATCACATCCGCACTACTCAGGAACTTCGCGCAGCAGAGAAGCGCATCGAAGAGCTTGAGCAGTTAACCAAAGGCACTGATGTCTTCCAAGTCTCGCACCCTGCCAACTTGTTTTGGCACCGCTACGCTGACCACGGTCTGCGGAT